GATGGATATAGAAAATACTAATTACATACAAGAGTTAAAGAATAGAAAAAACTCTCCGGAACGTTATGATGGATCTTTGATTGAAAAAAAGAAATACGATTTTTTAGTTACTCAAGGTAAAGTGTTAGATAAGATTCCTGGATATGTATGTAGGTTTGATGATGGTTCTTATTACGCGTGGAATTTAAAAGTTTTACCAGAGCCCGATTGGCGTGAACAAATGTTACCTAGAAATTCTTGTTTTGGAGATAGTACTTTTATACCGAAGATGGTAGGTGATTTATTTTTAAAAGATGGAAAAAAATTAATATGAGATTAATAATTATATTAGTATTACTAACCGGCTGTGGCTCAAAGTTTGATAGCTTTGATCCAACTACGTCAGTCTTAAAATGGATGATTAAAAATGAAAAAAAATAATAGTTATAGATACCCTAAGACTCAACGAGAGAATGTAAATGGTAAACGACACTATGTGTTTGATAAAGAAAAATTACCGAGTGTTACAACCATCTTGGACATCACACAGCCAGCCGAGAAGCGCGAATCGTTGGCCAAGTGGCGCGAACGGGTGGGCGAGGACAGTGCAGCGCGGATTATGAATGAAGCAGCAACACGTGGAACTGCTATGCACAAGATATTAGAAAAGTATGTATTGGATGAAGGTTATCTAGATGAAACAACAGTTGGTAAGCAAGCACACAATATGGCTATACAAGTTATTCAGAATGGATTAATTAATATGACAGAGTATTACGGGACAGAGTGTACTTTGTATTATCCTGGACTGTACGCAGGTCAAACCGATCTTGTTGGAATACACAAAGGCCAGGACGCAATCATAGACTTCAAGCAAAGTAATAAACCTAAACGTAGAGAGTGGATTGAAGATTATTGTCTTCAACTTGCAGCATACGCAATGGCACATAATATATTATTTAACACAAAAATTACAAAAGGTGTTGTGATGATGTGTACTAAAGATAATTATTACCAGGAGTTTGTTATTGAAGGCTTGGAGTTTCAAAAATATATGCACAACTTTTTAAGGAGGGTGGATGAGTATTATAGCTCAAGAGCAAAGACGTCTGGATAATATCTATACTATGTATAGAAAAACAGATGGTGATATGAAAGAAATGTGGAAAAGAAAATGGTATCAATTAGTAAAAATAATAGGAAGGAGGTTAGATGAGAATAAGAGATTTTCAACAGATACTGGGAAAATTCACTAACAATGAGAAGGGTACAATCATATCTGATTGTCCTATCTACATTGAGACAATGGATGGACACCTGGAGGCTGTGAGGAGGGTAGAGCTACAAGAAACAAAGCTTATTAACTCACCAGAGCCAAAGAGAATAGTATTAAAAACGGAAAGCTTAAAAATATTTAAGTCACCAACATATAAACAGAGTTAATAGGTTCCCTGGAACTAGGGGCGGACGCGAGAGTGAAAGCCCCTACATTAGAACCATTCTAAAGAAAGGAAGTATGAAGAAAGTAACGATAGAAGCAACAAACATAAGTCCCAAACAATGGGCCAATTTAGTTTTAGAATTAAACTTGATTAGCAAGCAATGGAAACCCTACGCAGATATAAAATTACAGGGTCAAGGTATTAAAAAAATTATCAATTATGGCACAAATACGTCTAGTGTTGGATTTGTGACCAAAATGGGGCTAAAGGACAGGTAGTTGTGCCAGTGTATAGGGGAATCCTGGAGCAATTTTATTTTTTTAAAAGTAAAAAAAACCTCTGGCACAGTTGGCACACCCCTATTTTGACTTACTATTGTTGGTATAAGCGAATAATAGTGTGCCAAGGGTCTTGGCACAGCTTGGCACAGTTAAATAAGCTATGTATACCAACATTTTTTACAAATGTATTCGGCGCGCGGGGATTTTTTTGTTTTTTTAAAAACTTTTTTTGCCTAAAAATCTCCCTATACAGTATAAGAGATTATGCCTAAACAGAAAAAGAAATTTATATCACTACCTTATAAACAACTTGGAAAAGATATTTCTAAATATCCATTCGTAGAAATAAGATGGGTTGATATCGAAGGTGACGACGGCTGGAGTACATTATCATCATTAGACAAAGATAAGCTACCTGTGGCTGTCTCTAAAGGGTATCTTTTAAGTCAACGTAAAGGTGTAACTAGAATCTTCAGAGATTACATTGAAAGCAAAGAAGGTACAACATTTGAAGATATTGGTAGTACTGTTATCATTCCAACATCTGTGATAGTATCTATAAAAAAATTAAATTTAAACTAATGATAAATAAAACATTAACAAAGAATATGCCCAACGTAAAATGGGACCAACTACCACCACTGCGTGGGCCAAATCCACAAGGAGAATTAAATGGCAAAACTATACGAAGGAGTGACAAACAAATGGTCACTAGCAAAAAAGTCACCAAGAAAACTATTTAATAAAATTAATGGTCTTGTGAATCAGAATCAAGGTTGGATTCTTCTTGCAATTCTAGTGTACTTGATTCGATATCTTCAGGCGTAATATTAATTATTTCTTTATTATCATCTAGAATCTTTTTAAGTTTATCTCTTATCTCATCTGTAGATAAATTATCTATATTACCTGTCATCACAAGTTTTTGATCTATGTAAAGTCCACCTGCTTTACCACGGGCCACTTCTGCATTTACAGCAGCACTCCAAGCTTTATTGTCTAATGCTTTGTTTCTTATTTGTGCTAATTCTGTAACGTGTTTTTCAAATGTGATGCCATACTTCTCTCTTACTTCTGTTCTTAATTCACCAATATAACTGACGACTAATGGAAAGTATTTTGGGTTACGCATTTCTGCTGCAGCTTTTCTAGCTCTAGTCTTATAACCTGCTTCGTAAGCAGCCTCTGCTGGTGACATCTTACCTTCATTATAAACTAGTAATTCTGCAAATTTACGTTGTTGTTCTGTTAATCTTTTTGGTTGTGTCATACTTGTAATTTACCGTAATTTAGTGTAGTTATCAAGTAGGAATTCCGGTGAAACCAGAGAGCAAATTTTGGAAGTTAATTAAGAAGAACACACCTAAAATCCAGTGGACTAGACTGGAATCTTGGGCATCCTTTGGTGTGCCTGATCTGTTGGGATACAATGATAATTGTGGTTTTTTTATGGTTGAGATGAAGATTGCTAGAGGTCCAAAAATAAGCTTCAGTCCACACCAAAAACTATTTCACCTGACCAGAACTAAACGGAATTTTATCATACTCCAAGAGCCTCTTGGAGGTAACGTAAAACTTTATGAAAGCTCCGCGATCAGCGGTCTGCTTGCGGACCACAGGGAAACTCCAACACTCGCAATGAACGACTGGGACCACATTCAGCGCTTGTTGGTTCGTGAACCGCTTGACGCCTGAGCGCTTGCTGGCTTGTCAGCTTGTGAGCTTGTGACCTTCGGGCCCACCCGCCCCCCGTCCGCGGCACGCTTGCGGGCTTGTTCTCTTTTGGCCCTTTGCCTATACTCTTCGTAAAATTTTGGGTGTTTGAATACGTGCATCTTAGTGTTTGCCGTAACTCACGTTTTTGATGTCTTTATTCCAACAGGCCCTGCAGTCAAGACATTTGCCGCCCTGATTGGGCGCCGGGCAGCTGGGGCTTCCATCAGTAACAACCGTAGAGCTATGGCTCCAGGCGTTGCCAGCGGTCCCGTCTACTTTGGCAGCGGATAATCTAATAATTAAATTTGCTGGAACGTCTTCAGGCTTTGGCAGGTATTGCCGCTCCTGTGTTGGCATCCAGTGTTGGGTGTCAGGCGTGAGCTTGCACACTTCTAAAATTTTGGCCATATGCTCGTGGCTCTGTACATCTCCGGCGTCGTGCCATCTAAACCATTTTTGCCTTTTAATTTTTGTTGCCATCGCTTCAACCCATAACGGGTGTTTGATAGCGTCCAGTCTCCTGTATTGCGCCTCCCTAATTGCAGGGTAGCGTGTGTAGTTACCCTTCAGGGCGTAACAACCAAAACACGGGCTGGTTGGTACCAGTCGAAGCTTCGACCCTGTTTGACAAGCCCACGCTGGCAGGCTGTAGCTCAGGCCAGGCATCTTACTTGTCTTTGTAAATGAGTCTGTAATTTTTAATGCGTCTTTTACTAACATAGTTATATCCTTTCTTTGTTATAATATCCCATAACAGCTTGTGAGCTAGCTGTCAAGTTTTATTTTTGCTTGCGTGCTTGTGGCCTTCGGGCCCACCCTCCCAC